CTAGAAACGATACCTACGTTTTCACTCCATAGGAGAGTAGTGGCTCTCGCCAGGTTAACAACCACCCTATGGGGCAATACCGTTTCTGCGGTCTGCACGGTCGGATGCTTAATTGCATGCTGGTAATACCGACAAGCGTTCTAGTCTGCGATAACCACCTTCTATTGGTACTAGAGGGTATAACAACACTTAAATCCATGACCATTGCGTGAGGTAGGAGCTCACGAGTGTTGCGAGGGGCGAAAATTAGGGGGGGCTGAAGAGCCTCATAGTGCGGTGCGACGGTGGAGCACCACACCGGAGTCAGCTGGGACTCCGTCTAATCAAAATCCAGCGGTGTGCAGATCATTCCCCTTCTGTACCCTTGGTCGGGCAAAGAACCATTTTAATAAATAATTCTTCACTATGACCACAATCACGACAGCAAAACGAGTACTTGCGATCTCGAAAGGGTTGGTTACCCTTTCATCTGCCATCACGCGCGGAGAAATGTCTAATACTAAAGCTGGACTGGCTGTTGCCTGTTCAGCGACGGCGGCTACGCTCGTGTACCGCTATGTCCAGCCTTGGATGCAATCTGAGAACGCAAAGCTCAGACAAGTGCTGGAGGGGGGAGGTGTAAACCCCGAGGAAGCTGAGGACCTTGTCGTCAGCACCCACCCAGTAGGGCAAGAGAAAGTAATGATGTTCGGGGATGTCCCCCTTATCATGACTACCATGCCCGAGGAATCCAAAGTGCCGTGCAAGCGGCGCATTAGGAAGGGTTGTCGCGGCAAATTCACTCGTGAAATTGTTGCTGCAGTCAAACTCCGACTGGGAACTCCCAAACCGACCATGGCCAATAGACGCGCTGTACAACGAGTGGCTCGTGAAGAGATGCAAGTTTACAATTTGCGTGATGTTGTAGCTGCTAGCGTCATCCCAACAGTTGTTGAGGCTGTTTTTGTGCCTAACAAATGGGAAGTAGCGGCTGCTCAATTGGGTTCCAGCATGCTCGCTCAGTCAAGGAAGCTTAAGGTTTCCTTGCTGCTCGAGATGGCTGGGTTCAACCAGGCCTGAAGTGGCTTGGGCGTGCTTCATGGCGAGCGACACGTTTCGACGTTGTCGCATCCGCGGCTGATCATGAAGCAAAACGCTCAGGCCGCTTGCCGTTCGCGCCAGATCTACGCAGTAGAAGGGATCTCTGGCAACAAGCGAACGTTAACTTGCAATGATCCCGATATCAACACCCTTAACACAGCATTGCTAGAACGGGTTTTCTACCACAAGGTTGATGGAGAGTATCGACTTGTTGAAGATCCGGACCCTGTCGTTGTAAACGATAGGCTCCGTGATTTTCGTAAGCAGCTACTTAAGCGGCTCGGAACTTCCTCCCCTGTTTCCCCTGAGGCTTTTGCCCAGATGTATACGGGACGTAAACGAACCATTTATGATAGAGCGGTAGAGGATTACACTACCAACGGTGTTCGCAGACGCGACGCTTATAGTGATAGTTTTGTTAAGTGCGAGAAGGTACCTGGAGACAAGGCACCGAGATGTATACAGCCTAGAAGGCCCGTTTACAACGTGGGAGTTGGTCGCTACCTGAAACCAGTGGAACACAAGATCTACAAGGCCATTCAACAGGTCTTTGAGTCTGACACACCAGTAGTGCTCAAAGGATTTAATGCGGTACAAACTGCAGATATTCTTAGGCAAAAATTCGAATCATTCGAAAAACCGGTAGCGTTAGGCCTCGACGCGAGTCGATTTGATCAACATGTTAGCAAGGAGATGTTGGCATGGGAGCATAGTATATACAACGCTATGTTCCGTTCCCCAGAGCTGAAAAAGCTCCTTAGGTGGCAAATCCACAACGTCGGCTTTGGTCGATGTGATGACGGCACAGTGAAGTATTCGGTTGAGGGTAAGCGGTTTAGTGGAGACATGAATACCGCCCTTGGCAATTGCTTAATTATGTGTGCCATGATCCACGCGTACGGACGGGAGAGGGGGGTGAAACTTGAGCTCATAAACAATGGGGATGATTGTGTTGTTTTTATGGAGCAGAGAGATTTGGCTAAGTTTGGAAGAGGATTGGATTCCTGGTTTGATGACATGGGGTTTGTCATGACCAAGGAAGCACCAGTTACCGAATTACACCAGATCGAGTTTTGCCAGTGCAAGCCAGTGTTTGGAGCTAATGGGCTCATTATGTGCAGAAATTTTGATAAAGCACGTGAAAAGGACACTATGTGCTTATTTGACATATCGACACCTAAAGCTGCTGCAAAGTGGCTCGGCGCGGTAGGAGAGTGTGGACTTAGCCTAACAAGCGGAATTCCTGTTTTTCAGGAAATGTACAAAGCATATATCCGCCATGGTGAAAAGAGTGATATCACGAACAGTGTGGGATGGCAGTGTGGGATGACCTACATGGCCAAGGGATTGCACCCCAAAGAGGCCCCAGTTTCAGAAGACGCACGATATTCATTCTATGTCGCATTCGGAGTCACACCCGATGAGCAGGAAGCACTTGAGGAGTACTACCGTAGTTGGCTATTTGAAGCTCGAGTGGAGCTTAGAGAAGTCATGACGGTTGGGACTGCTCCCTTCTAAGCCTGTAAATGACAAATTGGTAATTTGTTGAAGGAAAAGAAAAAGGAAAATAAATAAATAAATAACATCGTTCAAAATGTCGGCTCAGATGGTAAAATATCGTGGGCCCCAAAAGCAGCGGAAACAACGCACTGTTGGTAATGAAATTGCTCGCGTTCTTGCAGATGTCGCTTTGCGACATGCTGGTAAGGGGGCAAAAATGGGAGCGGAATGGTTGTACAATGGTATTGCCAGTGCATTTCGCACCAATGGAACCAATGGTTCAAAGCAGGAAATGAAGGCCATTGTGGCACCCTTAGCTAAGTCCATACAGCTTATGGGGAAGGTGCCCAAGTACACCAACGTCTCTGGTGGAATTCGTATTGAACATACGGAACCATTAAACGTGGTGAATGGAGCTAATCACATTATGTCAACCAGCGAAACATTTGCTTGGTTGGCGCCAATGGCCTCGGGCTTTGAGGAATACCGAATCCAGTATGAGATTGGGTGGGTACCAACTTGCCCAGCAACCACAGTAGGACGAGCCATGCTAGCCTTTGATTATGACCCCACTGATACAGGGGGGTATGGGGCAACACAAACTGCGGACTACCTCAATACTGCCGATCATTGTGTATCGGCTGTCTGGAGTCCCTGTGCAATTATGCCTAGGCAATCAGCATGGTTGAAAACCGGTACACAAGGAGATTCACGTCTTTATAGTCCTGGCACCATCCACTTCTCGGTGCCAGATGTCAATACGGGCATACTTCTAGTTAGATACCGAGTGGAATTCCGTAAACCACAACCGATTGGGGTCAGTATGTACCTCCAGCGTGGTAATTACAACGCCACTAATGGCGTGTTTGGTGGTGTTCTTGAAACATTAGGATCAACCTCATTTGATGTCGAATCAATCCAACTTGAGCAGCGTCTGCCTGGTAGATACCAGGTCACGTGGAGCACGGATGGTACGGTAACGAGCATCAATAATGTAGGTAGTGTTGCCAGCTCTTCAATAACCACAGCTGTTAACGGCAATAGAATAATTACGTGGTATACTTCCGGAGCTGGTCAAACCATTAGTTTCCTACCGATTCCACTTCCTACTGGTGCAACATCGTACAAATTGGAAATAGTGCCCATTCTTGAAAACCCAG